TCCAAAATCTAGAACACAAACTGCGGCGTTTGTAGTCAAACCAGATACAGTTGAGCTGTTATAAATAACAGCAGCTTGTGCAGAAATAGTTGCACTTGTAAATGATAGGTCTGGTGAAAAATCACATACAGCAGTGTCTGATGATAAAGTAGGTGTTACAGATGTTAATGTCCCACCACCTTCAGAATAAGTTCCTGAGTTTGCTACTTCGTCAGTTTGTTGGAAAGCAGTTGTTGATTTACTTAGTGTTGCTTCGTTGTCATATAGCGCTAGTTTAAAAGTATTCCCCGTCGTTGCCGTAAAATTGTGCAGGCCTTTCAGGATCTCCACTTTAAAACTATTACATATAGCTTGGTTAATTGCCATAATTATCTCCTATGGGTTCCTTGACTCGAGAGGGATACGAATAACGCCATCTCGAAATTCGTCTCTACGGTCACGCCCCATCTCATATGTGGCAAGAGCCTGTACAGACTGATTATACATTTTATCATAGTATTGTATCATATCAGCTGGACCTTTCAAGTATCCAAGTGCCTCTAAAATACATCCATATAAAAGCACGTTTGGAGCGTTCTGACTTACCCAATTCGATGTCGTCGTACTGGACAAGACAGGAGGCTTGTACGTGTATGCGAGCGATACAGTTAATGCAGCGTTCGGGGTTGGTGCCAACATGTGGGTGTCATCATCATAAACAGCATAATACTTTGGAGTACCTGCCCCAGTTGATGTCCTATTTGGCGCAAATTCATTCATAAATGAAATATCTTTTTGTATCAAGAAAGTTCTATTATTTGACCCATCTATTATTTGAATATACCTAGTCGCTTCCCAATCGGAGGGTAGCGGTAAAAAAGGATTATTTACTGTTAAAGTAGCAGTATCGTATCTTCTATAATAATTAAGATCTACTGTTCTTCTTAATTTATCTTCAGTGGATATTATAAATTGATTAATGATAGCATCTGTTAAAACATCAGAAGTAGTTTCAGTATAATTTCTGACATTATCTAACAAATCTGAATAATCACTCATGATATGCTCACTGTAACATTACCTACAGCTGATAGCAACCTTGTAGGTTTTTTAGGTGCCTGTAATTCTAAAGGCATCATGCTTTTTGTAGTAATTGTAAAAGTTGATCCATCTGCCCTAGTGTGAGTCACAACTTGATCAGCTGTTTCAAATGAATTCACAGCTAATCCAAAACCTTTGCCATCATAAGGTGCATCAGATCCATCTGGTTTTACAACTGTTCTCCCACCACTTATAGGTCCGTTAGCACCACCAACAAAAACTCTTGAAACTGCAATTTGTGGTCTTGCGTTTTCTAAGGATTGAGGATCATTTACTATAGGTAATGGTTCTAACTGAGGATGCTTTTCTTCGTATTCGCTTATATGTACTGTTGATCCGTTCCATTCTTTTACCATTTCGTTATATGGAAAAGCCATACCAGATCTATCTGATATTCTTTTAGCAAATTTTCCTGATGCGTACTTACCCATTACACACTCGGTAGATAAGCTTTAGGTGTTAAGAAAACGCTTGTTCTTTCACCATCTGTGTTTGCTGCTCTTTGAAACTCGTCTTCATAAACTTGTTTTAATAATTGAATTCTGTCTGGCGTTTTTTTCATAGCAATGTAATAAGCTAATCCAGCGGTCATACATGGAAGAAAACGAAAAGGTATCTGAGCATTATTGGTGTAATCACCAGCATCAAACATGCGAACTAAAGCGTAATAACGTAGAGTATACGTTGTATCAGCTGCAGGATATAGAAATAGTGTTGGGTTTATCGTACGTTCAAAATAGTATTGAGTTGGTCTTCCGCTGGTTGTTTTAACTGCATAATTTAAGTAAGTTGACCTACTGATAGAGGTAGCACTAAAATCATTATTGCTGCTATCTCTTATAACTACATCAGTAATATCTACAATTTGTTGTGAATCATTCGCATTTGATCCAAACAAACTCGTGCCAGTTAAACTGGTTGTATTAGCAGCAATACTTTTTTCCTGTAATTGAATTGTCCAAAGATTTAATCCTCTGTTAGCCCACTCAGCTAACATAAGATTTAGAGAACGCCTTGCAGTTTGCAAATCGTATCCACTACGAACTTGCAAACCACATCGTTCATATGCCTCTTCTGCTATCTCGTCGATTGATAAATCAAAGCTAGCTGTAGATGCATATGTTGGCATTATCTTCTACCTTTTCTGACAGATTTTTTCTTTGCAGATTTTTTCTTGGTTCTAGATCCACCTTTCATTGTAGGTTTCATCTTAGTTCCCATACCACCCATCATTTTGGTTTTCATTCCGCCGGCAGATTTCTTCTTGGTTCTCATTCCACCCATTGCAGATTTCTTCTTTGTGCGCGTACCGCCCTTTGCAGATTTCTTCTTGGTTCTGGAACCACCCATCATTTTGGTTTTCATTCCGCCACGCGCCATAGCTGATTTTTTCTTCATAGAGATCTCCTTATTTTATTATATGCTTTATATCGCGTTTTAACCACCTCATTGTAGTATTCTTTTGGCCAGCCTCTATAGTAACCAGCCTTGTGTAATCTATCAGAAGCTTCTTGTAATAGCGAGAACTTTTGTGCAAGCATCATTGAATATTGAACCTGCTCATCATACAAATCCTCTGTACCTGGATCTATTAAAAATGCGTGTTCATCTTCAGTGGGCAGTGCACCTGGATGAAACCCCATAAAGTATATGTCTTTTTTATTATACCACTGATTATAACTATCTATATATTCTTGAAAAACAGGAGTAGAATAATTAAAATATGGATCACAAAATATTAATAGATCATATTTTTCTAAGTTTAAATTATTTACATGTAAATTTAGTTGAGCTTTGTATTGTTTAAATTTAGGTTTAATTTCTATCAAAACCTTATTTTCTCTCCAAGATTTTTTTGCAAATGGACAAGCTGGCATTCCATTAAGATGTTGATTAGGGACTTCTAATTGTAATCTAGACCACTCTCTAACATCATCTTTTATTTGCTTTTCTAATTGCATCTTTTCCTTTTTTAAATATTGCAGCTACTTTAGATTTACCCATGACCTTAGCACGTTGTTCGCCGACTGTTAAAATTTGAATTTTTCTAGCATATGGTTTTTTAACCTTTTTAACTTTTGCAACTGTCTTTCTAGCATCAGTAGGAGTAGCAAACTTGATAGATACAGTATCGCGTGGATTCTCATCCGTGTAAAGTCTCCTACCACTACCTTTTGGTTTTTTGCCCGTGCCAACTTTAGGATCTCGTCTTTTAGAAGACACCTCTAAACCCAAATCCTTTTACTGCTGCACCAGCTCTTCTTGTGTCCATACCATTCATTGCAAATGTTTTTACGTTGGTGGGTTTGCCTCCAACTCCTTGAGCTTTACTTCTTTTACGTTTGACTGCAGATCTTCTTTGACTTTCTGTCATTCTATTTGCTTTTGCTAAGGGTACACATTTAGGATACTTTCTTTTTGCATCCTTCTTTTGTTTAGATCTACCACACTTTTCAAAGCCGCCACCTTTTTTCTTTGATCCGATGTCAACCCACTTTTGAGCAAACCACTTTTTTAAACCTGATTTAGCCATTAGGTTAATTTAGTTTGTTTTCTACTCTTATCCTTTACAGCACCACATCCAGCAGCAATTATTGTATTAACGCCTTCCTTAGCCATCACTTTTCTTGCGTTAGATACTAGCTTTCTTTGTTGTGAAGTTCTGTTACCATCAGCGTTGGGTTTTGGTCCTTTAAAATCTTTTCTTTTAACACCGCTTGGATCTTTAATTTTACCAGCACATATTTTTGATGCATAAGCATTTGCATATGCTGATGGATACACTTTAAATTTTCTTTTTGCTGCGGCTTTACCTCTTGGACATAATTTAGTCATTATCTTTTCCTCGCAGTCTGTGCAGCTCTTTTAAAATTAGCTGCAGTAGGAGCACCTTTAGCACCCTTTTTTCTCATTTTGCCACCACGTTTTCTTTTAGCATGAATGTTAGCGTATAAACCTTTTTTCATCCTTGACCTCTATATTTAACGTATTGACGTCTTTTATTTTTGTTCTTTGGCCTTGTGCGTGAAGAACGCCCTATACTAGTTCTTTTTTTGACAGGTGTAAAGTATTCGTTGGTAGGTGGCTTAGCCATTACATTTGTGATAAAGGATTTTCTAATGCTATTTTTATTCTTTTCTCAACCTTTTCTTCTAGCTCAGTCATGGCTTGCTCCAACTTATCCGTTAATCGTGCCATGTCATCCTGAATGTCCTTCGTGGTTTGTCTTAACTCCTGGTTGGTTTCTCTCGAATCTTCTTTAACTAATTGTTCAACATCATTCACAACTTTCTCAATACGTCTTACATCTTGCCTTAGGTCGTTTTTCAGTTCATTAGCTACATCACTCACTAAGCGAATTTCCGACATAATCATTTCCATCTCTTGCATAATCATGTTTACTTCTGTTTGTATGAGATCTGTTTTGCTATTCAA